ATAAAAAAGATATGAAGTTTACAGTTTATTCAAAAGATGGTTGTCCCTATTGCACAAAGATTCAACAAGTGTTAGAATTAGCACAACTACAGCATGTGGTTTACAAATTGAATATCGATTTTACCCGTGAAGAATTCTATGCAGAGTTCGGAGAGGGTTCTACCTTTCCACAAGTCATTGTAGATGACAAGCATCTTGGTGGATGCACAGACACAGTTCAATATCTGAAGGAGCAGAATCTGGTTTAATGGGTAGCAATCTTCACGAAGTTTACAACGACGTTGAAAAAGCAATTGATTATGCATTCAATGGCCAATTTGTTTTAAAATTTTATGATTATCTAAAGATTCGTGGAACTAAAAAGATAGAGGTTGAAGAATTTATTGAAAGTGCCACTGCAAATGAGATCAACAATCTTGTAATGGATCTTGATGATTATCTTGAGGGTGGTTCTGATGAGATTCATAAACAACTTCGTGAGGGTTATGGGCATATTCCAAAACCACAAGCAAGAAAAATAAGAAATTATCTTTATGAAATTTTGGAAGATGCCTGGAGATACAATCATGACAAAAGAAAAGGCAGAAGAAAGAAAACTAAATAGATCAGATTCCGAAATCAATCGGGGAATTGAGTTACTACTACGTAATAGGAGGAGAAAATCACAGTCACCAAAAACTTTTCAAGTGAAGTTTGGTAAGATGATTTTTCTCTTTCGCAGAGAGTTTCATTTTTACATTGAATTTCACTTTGATATTAAAAAGAAGTAACCCTCTGGAGAAAAAAGATGTTAGCAGTAACTTTAACAATTGGAACATTGGTTTCAATTATGTTCTTTTTTGTTGGAGGTATGATAGGATGGATGGCCAAAGAACATTTCTATCAGACTCAACCCGTTTATACGCATCCAGAGATGTTCGATAATAATGGAAACATTATTCCAGATGAAATTTTAGCTGTAAGATTTGAAAACGATTATGACAACTACGACGACGAAGAAGAGGACGACTAAACCCAAAGCCGTTGCTCAACCAGTAGAGGAAGTGACTGTAGAAAAACTTCCTCCCAATCCATTTATGAATGAGATTCTTGATCTTGTTGTAAAACAAAAAACTGATAAAGATAAAGTCAAAATTCTTCAGGAATATGAGACTGAGGCACTCAAGTCCCTTTTGATTTGGAACTTTGACGAAAGTATTATTTCAGTTCTTCCAAAAGGAGAAGTGCCATACAAACCCAATGAAAATCCATTGGGAACTGATCACTCATCTCTTCGTAGAGAATGGAAGCACTTCTATAATTTTGTGAAGGGCGGTAACGATTCTCTCTCAACTATTCGTAGAGAAACCATCTTCATTCAAATGCTTGAAGGTCTGCATCCCAATGAAGCAGATATTATTTGCCTGGTAAAAGATAAGAATTTACAAACCAAATACAACATTTCTCTCGATGTTGTTAAGCAAGCCTACCCAGATATTCAATGGGGAGGTCGTAGTTGAGTATTAAGATTCTACACTTAGATTGTGATCCAACACTAGCAGAAGATAGATCCTTACCTTATACTGCATATCTTGTAACTTATGAAGTAGATAAAAAAATCTGTTATGACATTGTGACTACAAACAAAAAGGTGGATATTTTTGATCACTATTGGGATAAGTATCGAGAAGGATTAAAAGGATTTAAACAAACTGAAGGTCGAGTTAACCCCAAACTCTGGGGTTCACAAACTAAAACTGAAAAAAAGAAAAAATGAGTGAAGGATTTAGTGAAGAAAATCTTGAAGTTGCAATCAACAAAGATGAAGTTGGGAAACTTTTAAAGAGATATAAAAAAATTAAAAAATATATGCGCTCTCCATTGTTCACTGTAAAAAATTTGGATGGAACCGAAAAACTTGTAAGTGGTCTTTTAAAGGATTTGGACGATGGGGAAACATTATCTACTTAACCTATATGGTTGCTCGTTTGTTCTTTTGGATGACGAACGTTGTCTTATAGACTTGTTGGAAAATGCAGCAGTAGCAAGTGGCGCAACTGTGGTTCAAACGATTTCGAAATCGTTTGAACCACAAGGAGTTACGGTATTGTGTTTGCTTTCAGAAAGTCATATCAGCATTCATACTTGGCCAGAGGAAGGTAAAGCAGCAGTCGATGTTTATACCTGCGGAGATTGCAATCCCAAGATTGGTTGTGATATTATCATTCAACAACTTTATGCCCAACACCATACCTTGAGTTATATTGAAAGGTAATGCTAAATAACCCTATATGGAGATTGCACATGCTCTCTACACAATATCGTCTTCGGTTAGAGGCAATCTGTGAAAAAATTGTTCTACATGAAGAAGTGAGTTTAGAGGATATGATTTGGGCAGAGAAACTGGCCAAGGCAAATAGAACTGCGGGCACAATGCTTCGTCAAGCAAGAAGAACCGCAGAAAATCCTGATATGCAAGAAGGAGATATGGACGATTTTTTAAATCAACTTGATATTGGGGGCACTGGAAACGAAAGATTTGGTATTAGTGGATTCAATAGTGTTGATGAAATCGTAGATTTTTTTACTGATGGTGGAGACAAACCCGATGACTGGAGGCAGAGGGATTAATTTGTATCAAATTTTACAATCTATTCTTGCATATATACAATCAAAGGGTTATAATACCCTTACGTTCATCCCTATGGGACGGAAGTAAGCCGACTCGGAACGGAACGTTCATCTATGGAAACGCTAATTCTCACTTGTTTACAAGCACAGTTAATTGCTGGGAGAGTCTATAAACAGGAAATTCCCAAACAAGCAAAGAATGATTTAATATGGGAGATCAAACAAATTTCTCCTAAAAATTGTCCCATAGACGCAAAAGCCGACTGAAGGAACGCTCTTTAACCTCAAAAACTAAGGAGAACCCTAATGTCTAAAGTCGTATACCGTGGTGTTGAATACGATACTCAAAAGCGTATTGAATACCAGCAACAAATGCAACAACAAGCCCAACAATACAACGAAACCTATCGTGGTGTTAAGTTTGTAAAGGAAGGGCATAAATGAACACTTACTTCGTTCGCTATCTTAAAAGAAAAGCAAAGAAAGAATCTCTTCTTCGCATTGCACAATTAAATATGGCAAAGCAACCACAAGTTGCATAACTATTGGAGGGTTGACAACCCTCTTTTTTTTATGTAAAATAGCGAGAGACCATGTGTAACTATGGATAAAGAAAATCTCAAATTGATTGTAAGAAACTTAGAGTCTTTAGTAAATTGCCTGAAGGCAGAACTTTATGCTGAAGATTCTTGCAAATCAGAGGTTGAATACGAAGAAATTGCTTCACACATTACCGATTACGACGAAATTTTTTATGACGATGATGAATATGCCAACTGAATTTGAGTTTATGAAACCAGAAGTTAAACTCATTAGTGTTACTCCGGATGCAGAAAAGCACATGGCTTACTGCGCTCGTGTAAGTAATCCTAATAATCAAGACAATGAAAACTTTTCTGGATTGCTAAAGTATTGCATCAAACACCAACATTGGAGCATCTTTGAGCAAGCAATAATGACTGTAGAAATTAATACTACTCGTGGGATTGCTGCACAAATTTTGCGTCACAGAAGTTTTACCTTTCAAGAATTTTCACAGCGTTATGCTGACACAAATCTTTTAAGTAAGTCCATTCCTCTTCCAGAACTTCGGCGGCAAGATGATAAAAATCGTCAAAATTCAATTAACGATATTCCGGATTACTTGCAACTCACTTTGCTTGAAGATATTCGCATTTTGTTTGAGCACTCTCAAAGAGTCTATAACCGTCTTCTGGAAAAGGGAGTGGCAAAGGAGTGTGCAAGGTTTGTATTGCCTTTAGCGACGCCTACACGCCTGTATATGACAGGCTCTGCAAGATCGTGGATACACTACATTGATTTGCGTTCGGCTCATGGCACACAAAAAGAACATATGGAAATTGCAGAAGCAATTCGTTGTATTTTTATTTGCGAATTTCCTGCTGTTGCACAAGCACTTGAATGGAATATGTCAGAAGAGTGTCCAGAGTGTGTAGATGCACCATCTATCACCATCGAATAAATAACCCTACACATTATTAAGACTATGCCAACGTATCCAGTTAAACATTTAGAAACAGGTGAAACAAAAGAACTCTACATGTCGATGGCAGAGTATGATCAGTGGAGAAAAGACAATCCAGAATGGGACAAAGATTGGTCTCAGGGT